AGTTACGACAAGATTCGTGCTGTTGGCGATTACCTGTTCCCAACGGTGAACGCAAACTATGGTGAGCAGGCTTTGGTTCAGGTGACTGCTGTGTTCGGTTGGCCTTCGGTGCCGGAGCCAATCACACAAGCCACAATCATTCAGGCTTCACGCATCTTCAAACGCTACGACTCTCCGCTCGGTGTGGCTGGCTTCGGTGACTTGGGTGCGATTCGTGTGTCTCGCTTCCTTGACCCTGATATGGCTCAGCTAGTCGAGCCGTATCGTCGTATGCGGATATTTGCATGAGTTACTCAGTCACAGACATCAAGACTGGTCTCGCTAACGCTTTAAGAACGATTCCAGGTCTTAGGGCTTACGCTCAGCAACCAGACAATCTGAACGCCCCGTTCGCTTGGCCTATGTTGGATTCAATCACCTACAACGGGGCGATGCGTGGTGGGTTAGTCACTCATATTTTCGTTGTGTCTGTGGTTGTTGGTAGGTCTGCGGAACGTACAGCCCAGACTGCCTTGGATGGGTACCTGTCTTATGAGGGTTCGACTTCGGTTCGTGCAGCGTTGGAAGCTGACCGGTCTTTGGGTGGTGTGGTGCAGAATCTTTTGGTTGAGTCTGCCTCGAATATCTCCACGATGGATGGCAACGATGCAACCTATTTGATGGTTGACTTCCGTGTGGTGGTGTACGCTTAGTCTGTTGAATTGCTGTCCTGCTGGCGTGTATAGTTTCTATTAGTAAATCTTCGAGTGCCGTGAGGCAGGAGTATCAAATATGGCAAAGCAAGTTCTCACAAACGTAGCGGTCACCTTCGGCACAGCGAACAGCGACATTTCCAATTATGTAGCTTCAATTACATTGGACTTGACCAAGGCTGAAGTTGCAACAACTAGTTTCGGTTCGGGTGGTGCAGTTACTCGCATCGCAGGTCTTGCAGACAACTCGATCACACTTGAGTTGCATCAGGATTATCCAACGATTGAAAAGTTGTTCTATGACGCTTGGGCTGCGGGTACTGCTGTACCTATGACAGTCAAGCCAAACGGAACTGCTGCTGCTTCAAGCACCAATCCACAGTATGCGTTTAACGTTCTGCCACTAACTTGGCAAAGCGTGAACGGTGCTGTAGGCGACATCGCCACAGCGTCAATCACTTATCCCATCGACGGCAACGTAACCAAGACTGGTACTGGCGCATAATTTTCTTTAAGTAACCCTTAACCCTGCGGAGGAAAAATGAAGATAGCACTAGAAGTCACATCGGCTTTGGATCAGAAGACTCGCACAGTTATTGCTGCGTTTCCTGACTTCATCGCTTTTGAAAATAAGTTCAACCGAAGTGTCGCAAAGTTTGAAGCAGAACTAACGCTTACAGACTTGGCTTTTATTGGTTGGCATTCTGAGTATCGTCAAAAGAAGACGGGCTTGGATTTTGATTCTTGGATTAACGACGTTGAGTCTTTATCGATTGGTGATGCTGATCAAGCTGTGATCGTCCCTTTGGAGATCAGTCAGCCCATTGGATGATTGCTTACCTGTCTGTTGAGACAGGTATCGCCCCTTCAATTTTGCTGACAGAATCACCTCGAATGATTTTTACGATGTTTGCTTATTTGCGTTGGAGAGCAATTCATCTGAACAGGTAGTCTGTTGTTATGGCGCAAGCAATAGGTAGAGCAGGACAAGTAACAATCACCGGTGGCAACGATGCCATCCAGATTGTTGGTATTGCAAAGTTCTTGCGTGAGGCTTCTAAAGCCAATGAAAACTTTGATAAAGAGATGCGTAAGGCATCCCGCCAGGTGGCAGCGAATATAATCATCAAGGCTAAGGCTGAGGCTGCGACTGTGACTCGTTCTCGTCAAGCGATTCAGGTGATGAGAGGAATGAAGGCAAGGTCTGACCGTATCCCTACGGCTTCTCTTAGCCATAAATCGCCATTCATTTCTAAGTCCAACCCAAGCAAGAACCGCAAGAAACCCGTGACCAGAGGCGACGTGTTCTTTGGTGCCGAGTTTGGTGGTGGGGCTAGACCAACAACAAGGCAATTCTTGAGGCATCGTTATAGGTCTGGTTATTTCTTTTGGCCTGCTGTCCGTAAGGAAAAAGAGAATATCGCTAGGGAGTATTTGGACGCTATTCAGAACGTGTTGAACACCCTCAAAGATAAGGCTTGACTTCGGCTAGGTTTCCTGTACCCTTCTAGGTAGGAGGGGTTATGGCAGTTCTGTTTAAGGATGTGAAGTCTATTTATCCGAAGCGGTTCGCTTCGTCTTGGGAACAACTCAAAGAGCTGTTGTCGTTCCATGAGGAGAACGCTGTCAAGGCTACGGGTGCGTTGTGGTCTCCGGTTGAGTACGACCAGGGTACGACTCGTGGTAACCGTAATGTGCGCTTTGTTGAGGCGTTGGTTGTTGACATGGACGGTGAAGCGTTTGATGAGGCACGGCTTGATGGGTTGGAATGGTTTGCGTATTCGACTTATTCGCATCGCTTAGATGATCCTCACTATCACCTTGTTTTGCCGTTAGCGGAGAAGGTGCCTGCTTCGTTGTGGCGTGTGGTGTGGCAGGAGTTGCATGAGCGAATCAACCTGCGTGGTGATGAGGCAACCAAAGACCCTGCTCGTATTTTCTATCTACCTCAACATGCACCGGATCAGCCGTTTGAGTTCCATGAGGGTCATGGTGCGCTGTTGGATTCATCATTCAGGTTGGATGTTGAACCTGTCATCAATCCTGTGTCGCCTCGCTCGAAGCAGGTGCGTCAACCTCGTCAGCGTCGTGCTGGTGCAGAGATATTGTCTGAGGCTTGGTGGAATGAGCCTGTAGATATTTCTCGTTGGGATGGCCTGTCGGGGAAGGCTTTGTATTCTGCGATGCTTGACGAGTTTGTTGCTTTGCGGAATAGGCTGTCTGTTATTGAGTAGAATCTTCGCATGGCTGGTGAGCGCACGTTCGTTGTTAAGTTTATTTCCGACATCCTCGGTGCGACCAAAGGCATTAAGAAGGTCGGTGATGACCTAGGCACTTTAGGGAAACAGGTTGACACGAACCTTGGTTCGAAGTTCAAGAGCGTCATGCCGTCTTTCAAAGCGGTTGCTGTCGCAGGAACCGCAGCGTTCGCTGCCGTTAGTGCTGCCTTATATAAATCCGTTGAGGCTGCTATCGAATCAGAGGCAGAGCAAAACAGGCTCAGGCAAATCTTACAAACCACCACAGGTGCATCAGATGAGCAAATTGATTCTCTAAACGAACAAGCAAAAGCGTTACAGAATCTTGGTGTTGTTTCCGCTGGAACCACCTCAGTCGTTCAGGCACAGTTGGCAACCTTTGACCTTTCAGTTGACACAATCAAAACGCTGACCCCAGCAATTCTTGATTATGTAACAGCAGAAAAGGGTGCTAGTGCTACAGCGGACGATTTCAAATCATCCACGAACGGACTAGCCCAAGCCCTACAGGGCAACTTTGCGTCACTAACTAAGACTGGTTTCGTCCTCGATGATGCAACAAAGAAAACAATCAAATCTGGCACAGAGAGCGAACGAGCTGCTGCTTTGGTTGCAGTCTTGGGTTCTACCTATGAGGGTTTCAACGAAAGTCTTCGAGATACACCAGAAGGTCAACTACAAGCTCTACAGAACGATTTTAAGGATTTGTCTACAGCGGTTGGAATTGCGTTGCTTCCAGCCTTGGGTAGTGCTGTCGGGTTCCTGAATGATTCAGTTGTTCCAGCATTCCGAAACTTTGCTACCGCTTTAGAGGAGGGTGGGGTTTCTGGCGGGTTTGATTTCATCGCCACTAGGTTCAAAGAGGCAGCACCGAAAGTCTTGGAGGCGTTGGGGCAACTCATCACTCAGGCGGTTGAATGGATTGGGACTTCAGGTTTGCCGATGCTGTTTGCCGGTATCAGTCAACTTGCTGATTCTTTGACTGGTTGGATCGAGCCTCGAATCCCTATGTTCATTAACGAGTTGACTAAGTTTTTGATGGCTGGATACCAATGGATTTACACGAAGGGCTTGCCACAGTTGTTAAGTGCTGTTCAGTCTTTGGGTGACACGCTTGCCAGTTTTGTTGGCAAGGCTGCACGTCAGTTACCAGCACAGCTCGTTGACATGATTGCCACTATTGGGAAGTGGGTACTCTCAGACGGAATCCCAGCCGTTCTTGCTATGGGTGCAAGGCTTGGTGGTTCATTGATTAAGTGGACTGCAACGATTGGTGGACAGTTGATCGCTGGTCTTGCTGGTGCAGTTGTTGCTTTGGTTGCTGCGATACCTGACATGTTTGTCGGGTTTGTTAAAGGTATTACCAACATCGCTGTCAACACGGTGAAAGGTTTTGTCGGCAAGTTTGATGAGATGAAAACAGCGTTGGCAAATGTTGCTGTATCGGTTGTCAACACTCTGATCGATGTATTCAACAAGATTCCGCTAGTTCCCAATATCCCTAAAATCACTTTGGATACTAAGAAACTTGGCGCACAGGTTGGTTTGACCAGTACACAGTTACAGGCCGTCAACGAAAGATTCGATCAAGTGAACGGAACTTTGAAGGTTGGTTCTAAAGAATTGAACGCTTTCGAAGAAGCAAGCAACGATACTGGTGCTGCTACTACCGGTGCTGCTAAGACTCTTAAGACGGCTAAAGAAAAGTTGGAACTATATACAGGTGCTTTGGATAAAAGCACAAAAGCTAAGGACAGGTTTAATAAGTCTCAAAAGGCTGAGGGTAAAGCTCTCACGTCGTTGACTGATGCGAATACGGACTTGGCTAACGCTCAGGCTAGGTTGGCTCAGATTGAGCGTGGTTTTGGTGTTGGTTCACCGGAGGCGTTGGCTGCGCAGGCTGAGTTGGCTAAGGCTCAGCGTTCTCAGGAGCGGGCTGTTTATGCGGTTGAGGAGGCTGTGTTCTCTGTTGCTGATGCTGAGAAGAATCTTGCTGAGGTTCGTAAAGACCCTGCTTCTTCACCGATGGATATTCGTCGTGCTGAGATTAGTTTGGCTGAGTCCAAGTTGTCGGTGTCGGATGCTACCGATTCACAAATCGAATCCACTAAGGAATTGAATGATCAGCAACGGTTGCTGAATGAGGCAATCTTTGGTGCGACTGTTGGTTCGATTGTTTATGACCAAGCGTTGCGTGATGTTGAGGATGCAACCCGTCAACAGGTCTCAGCGTATGAGGCTTGGGAGGATGCGGTTACTAACACGAAGACCGCTCAGGATGAGTTCAACAAGTCGTTGCAGGCGACAGCTGATTTGATTAAGAAGTATCCGAAGGTTTTGGGTGGGATGCCTAACCCGATGGCGAACCTTGTTCCTGATAGCACTTTGGCAAATAATGCTGGAAGCCTGTTTAATGGTGGCGGTATGGGGAATGTCAACATCGAGGTCAATGCTGGGTTGGGTGCTAGTGGGATTGAGATTGGTCAGGAAATTGACCAGTATTTGCGGGAGTATCTTGGCTTCTCTGGTCAGACGTTCTCGTTTGGTTCTATCGGGAACTTTGTTGGCGTTAGATAATGTCTAGGCAAGCGATATGGGGGGAAACCCTTAAGGTCAATTTGGATGTCGGATTCAAGACCAACATCTTCAAACTTAACTCCAGCCTTCTTGATGGTGAGGACACCCTTGAAGGTTCCACAGAGTTCGTAGATATTACTGACTATGTTCAGAACATCACGATCAATCGTGGACGCACCAACCAGCTAGACACATTCAACACCGGAACACTTGCCATCCTCGCTGATGACCGTGCATCTGGCAGGTCATTCGACCCGTTGAACACAGACTCACCTTGGTATCAGGGAGACTTGGGTATCGCCCCACGTCGAGCGATTGAGGTTTATGGCGGTTCTGCTGGAACGGCTGCGATGTTCAAGGGTTACATCTACGACTTGAACATTGAATACGATGAGCCACAGTTATCGTCAGCACAGATTCTCGCTGTTGACGCTTTGGCACAGTTAGCCCAGACCAACCTTGTCGGGTTCAACCCTTCGCAACAGCTCACGTCTGAGCGGGTTGACGCAATCTTGTCAAGGAATGAAGTGTCTTGGTCAACTGCGTTGCGTGAGATTAACCCTGGTTTGGCAACGGTTGGAACGGTTGCGTATGAGGACAACACGAATGCTTTGGAGGCTTTGCAGGCTTTGCAGGTTTCGGAGAATGGTCGGTTCTATGCGTCCCGTGATGGGATGCTGGTGTTCGATCCTCGTGTGCAGGTTTCGTTTGGGACGGCTGTGGCGGTGTTGGGTGGGACTGCTGCGACTGATGTTCCGATTCGTTCGTTGAATAACTTGTATGGTGCTGAGACTGTGTTGAATCGTATTTCGGTTCAGGTGCAGGGTTCGAGTGTGTTGAGTGTGGTGAATGGTACGGCATCACAAGCTGAGTATGGGATCAAGAACTTTGCTCTAAACAATTTGCCGTTGGTGAATGATGCTGCGGGTTCCGCTTTGGCTGTTGCCTTACTTGACAGGTATGGTGAGCCAGAGGTGGTGTTCAACGAGACCAGCGTGTTGATGAACGGGTTGTCTTCGGCTCAACAAGAGTTGATGGCCTCGTTGGAGATTGGCGATATTTTGGCGGTGGAGAAACGGTTCGCTGTTGGTACACCTTCGGTGGTTCGACAGAACGTGGTGGTTGAATCTATCCGTCATCAGATCGCCCCGTCACGGCATGAAGTGTTTTTAGGGTTGGGTCAGGTGCAGTTGGTGTTGCCATTTATACTTGATACCAGCGAACTTGATGACTCTACTTATGCGGTAACATAGGAGGCACTATGGCAGTCAGACCAACATTTTCACCTGGGGATGTTCTCACCAGTAACAACATGAACATTCTTGCTAATGCACTTATCACCATCAACGCTCAAACCGGTACGGCTTACACACCTGGCACCGCTCAGGTAGGTCAGTTGACGACGTTGAGTAATGTGGCAGCGCAAACGATAACTATCCCAGCGAACTCATCTGTGGCGTTTGCTATCGGTGACCAGCTGAACTTCATGAACCTGTCTACTGGTACCGCAACTTTCACTCCAGCTGGTACAGCAGTCATTCGTTCTGCTGGAAGCAAACTAAAACTCGCTGACCAGTATGCAGTTTGTACCGTGCTCAAGATCGATACTGATGCTTGGGTAATGCTCGGCAACGTAAAGGCCTAGTCATGCAAATCCTTGCGGGAGTGGGTGCAGCATCCGCAGAACAAAGCGTTGAATATCTAGTAGTTGCTGGTGGAGCTGGTGGTGGTGGAGGTTTCGGTGGCGGTGGAGGTGCGGGTCAGATTTTGACTGCAACCGGTTTAGTGTTACGAGAATCTACGACTATTACTGTTGGTGGTGGTGGTACGGGTGGCGGTACTACTGGTGGATCAGGTACACCAAGTTCGATATCTACTCTCGTATCTGCGACAGGTGGTTTAGGTGGCACATCACAAGATGCACCTGGTGCTAGAGCGCGTGGTGGTGCTTCAGGTAGTGGTAACGCTGGCGGTACTTCATCGGGTGACGCAGGCGGTGGCGGCGGCGGACAGGGTGCGGTGGGTAGCAACAGTCCTAATTTGAACTTTGGTGGTAATGGTGGCGCAGGCACAGCCTCCTCAATCACGGGAACTTCGGTTACTCGCGCTGGCGGTGGTGGTGGTTCAGGTCGTACTGACCAAGGTGGTGCTGCTGGAACTGGTGGTTCTGGTGGCGGTGGTGATGGTTTTAGTTTTGGTGGCGGAAGTGGAAGTGCTGGTACAGCAAACACAGGTGGCGGTGGCGGTGGCGGCTTTAGCACTACTAATCACAATGGTGGTTCGGGTGTAGTTGTTATTCGTTATCTAACATCCGAGGCGGCAGGTAAAACAATTACAGGTGGAACAATCACCACATCTGGTTCATACACGGTTCATACATTTAATAGCACAGATAATTTTGTGGTGGCATAATGGCACATTTTGCAGAAATAGATTCAACTAACACAGTCCTACGAGTAATCGTTGTCGCTGACGAACATGAAGCCAACGGTGCTGAGTGGTGCAATAACCTTCTTGGTGGAACCTGGATACAAACTAGCTACAACGGCAACATTCGCAAACAGTACGCAGGCGTTGGTTCAACATATAACGAAACTGCTGATGTTTTTATCGCACCTAAGCCGTTTGATTCTTGGTCACTTGATGAGAACTATGATTGGCAAGCACCGATTGATTACCCTGCGGATGGGAATATTTATTCGTGGGACGAAGCAAATCAAGTTTGGGTCGAGTCTCCCGCTATCTAGTTTTCTTTCCAGCGTTACTAGGTTTTCTTTTCACTTCATCGTCGGCTGAGGCTGACGGGTTTGGTGTTTGGCAGTTCTCGAAGTCTTGTCTGTCGGATAACGGTGGTGGGGTTGAGCCGGTTGAGGGTGGGTTCAGGCTTGTTGGTGCTGATGGTGGGACGTGTGCTGGTCAATCCCATTGGGTGAAACTTGAGGCCATCATCCCAGAGGAGACAAACGAACTCGGTTTCCAGTGGGCGTATCAGACGAACGATGGGTCTTGGTATGACCCGCCACAAATCATTCTCAATGGGGTTGTGACGAAGCTGACGAATGAGAACAACGCAACCGGATCAGGGTTGGTTGAGGTTGAGCCTGGTGATGTGTTCGCGTTCCAGCAGTACTCGACTGATTCATGCTGCCAACCAGGTCTGCTCACGATTACGGGGTTGACATTAGGCTTGGGTGAATGGGTATCTACAACCTCATCCACAACAACGACGACGAGCAGTACTTCTACTGTCCCGTCAACGACTGTCCCTGTCACCAACCCGACTACTACGACAGCTCAAGAAACAACTTCTACGACTTCGAGTCTTCCTCAAACATCCGTCCCATCAACCACAACGGAACCACCACAAACGTCAACAACAATCCAAGAAACAGTTTCACCGGATACCTCAACTAGTTCAACGACAAGTACTTCAACGACTGTACAACCAACAACGACTACGACGGTCTATGTTCCACCGGCAACAACTACGACTCAGCCGATAATCGAATCAACAACGACCACCACCACAACGGAACCAGAACCAGTCCCCACCACAACGCTCCCGCCTCCGTTAGAAACAACCAGCACAACTTCAACAAATCCACCAACAACGACATCAACCGTCCCTCCTGTGACCACATCTGAACCTGATGTGACCACAACGCTACAAGCCCCTACAGACGAGCCTGAACCGCTTACCCAGACAGAACTACTAAACACACTAGAAGCCCTCTCAGAAGCGTCCACAGAGGCCATAGAAGCCATCGTGGAATCAGTCCTCAGCAAAGACCTAGACACCAGCCAAGCCACCCTCCTCATCACTTCCCCAGCCGTCCTAGAAAACATCACCACCGCCCAAGCCGAACAACTCTTCAGCGAAATTGCCCCAACCGAACTCAGCACCGACGAAGCCGAAGCAGTAGTTGAATCGGTGCAATCGGCACCTTTGTCAATTAGAAAAGCGTTTGAATCTGTACTGAATATCTTCCAAGGTTTCGCAGATAACTATGTTCCACTCAACTCGAATGTGCCGGTTAGCACTCGTCGTGCGCTGATTGCTGTAAGTGCTGTATTCTTGACGGTAGCCCCTGCACCAGCAAGAAGGATTCGGTGATGAAGTTTTGGGGTGAGTTCCATGCGTTGATATGGACAATCGCAGCATCAGTCACCACGATCCTTACGTTGTCTGGCACGTTGCAACAGATCGTTATCTGGCTCACCGCAGCAGCTCTCGTTCTGCACTTCATCGGCGCATACACCAATAAGGACAACAACTAATGGAAACCCTCAAGACCCTCATCCTTCGTATCGTTGCAGTATTCGGCTCATCAGCTCTTGCAGCTGTTGCCGGTGGTGCAGTCCTCGACGTGGAACTTTGGAAGGCAGCAGCAATCGCAGGTATCGTTGCAGCAGCCAAAGTCACCGAAGCCCTCCTTCGTGCTTGGTCATCTGATGGTGTGTTGACGAAGGAAGAAATTGCTGAAGCGTTCGGCAAGGCTAAGTAATGGCATCAGCCAAGAAGAAGGTCTCTGACCTTCCGATCATCCCTGTTGTTCTTTGCTCATGTTTGAAGAAGGCTGTGCCTGGCAAGTTGCCAGCGAAACTGCTTCGAGAGATTGAAGGCAAAGGCAAACTTCATCATTGTGCAGCCGATGCGTATGAGGCGATGGACGCTGCTGCGAACGCTGAAGGTATCGACCTAATGCCAACGAGCCGAGCTGACACCTACCGCAGTCTTGAAACACAGGAGTACGGGTTCTACCAGCGTTACCAGTTGGAGCCAATCAAGGGTGCCAAGCCAAGGGTCTACAAAGGCCAAGCATGGTACTTGAAGCCGAAGATGGCTCCTTTGGCTGTGCCTGGTACATCGAAGCACAACCTCGGTATCGCAGTCGACATCGCTAATGCCAACGGGAAACGGCTTGAATGGTTGAAGAAGAACGCTGTGTCGTTTGGGTTTTCGTGGGAGGTTGTTCCGCAAGAACCCTGGCATCTGAGGTTTGTCGCCGGTGACAAGACACCGGAGCGGGTGAAGGCTTGGTTGGCTGAGAAGGCGCAGGCGTGACGTGGAGGTTGTTCTCGCAGCGTTGGTCACCGCTGTTGGTGGAATCATTACTACGCTTCTGCTGAAGGTACGCAAAGAGAACACGAACGACCATGCAAGCGTCATGGAAATCCTGCGGTCAGTCGGTGGAAAAGTGGAGCGAATTGATAGTAAGTTAGATTCGCATATCGACTGGCATCTCAAGGAGGCTACAGGTGGGGAAGTTTCTAAACGAAATTAAAGGTCAGGCTGTTGGTAACAGCGGAAGCATAGATTTTATTCTTGCCAAACTCGGTGAATCTGATGGTCGTGACCTGCTCGATGCGTTGAACGACCCGACGATTCGTCCGACTCAAATCATTAAAGCGTTGCAAGCCCGACAGATAAAGCTCTCTCCGTCAGTTATCACACGATATAGGGCTGCCAATGTCATTACTCAATGAAATACGCCAGTCGTATTATCCTTCGTGGCCTGTTGTACAACAAGGCAAGAAGTATGCGCTCCCTACAACGAAGACATCGAAGACACCTCAACGCGACTATGCGGTTGCAGTCGTCCTTCCCGATATGCAACTCGGATACTTCCGATCACACGACAACACACTCGAACCCATCCACGACGAGCAAGCCTTAGACGTTGCCCTACAGATTGTTAAACAATCCAAGCCCGACCAAATCGTTCTAGTCGGTGACAACCTAGACCTGTGCGAGTTCGGCAAATACAGGTACACCCCAGCGTTCGCACGAACCACCCAAGCAGCAATAGACCGTGCGAGCCAGCTGTGCGCACAACTCCGCAAACTAGCCCCAGACGCTCGAATCGTTTGGATCGCAGGCAACCATGAGGAACGGCTCGGCAACTTCATCCTTGACGGTGCAGGTGCAGCGTTCGGGTTGAGGCGAGGACTCAGGCCTGAAGAGTGGCCTGTGATGTCGGTGCCATATCTCTGCAACCTTGACGACTATGACGTGGAGTATCTGCCTGGATACCCGACGGGAGCGCATTGGATCAACCAACGACTTCATGTCATTCATGGTGACAAGGTTGCATCCGGTGGATCAACCGCCCATAAATATCTCGCAACCGTGAAAACCTCAGTCATCTACGGTCACATCCACCGACGAGAATGGGCTGAACGAACTAGGGACGACCACGATGGCGCGAGAACTATCCTTGCTGCATCGCCTGGTTGCTTGGCGCGCATCGATGGTGCTGTTCCTTCAACTCGTGGAGGACATGACTTGGATGGTCGCCCGTTGTATCGAGCGGAAGACTGGCAACAAGGCTTGAGTGTGGTTGAGTACATACCTGGTGACGGGGAGTTCAACCTAGAAATGATTCCAATTAGAGATGGATGGGCAAGATGGCGCGGGAGGGATTATGTCGCACGATGAAATGAGAACGATGGTTGTGGTGAGATGGCATGATGCTCATTCTGCAACCGACACTTGGACACCGATAGACGACATCGGAACTGACCCCTGTGAGGTCGTTAGCTGTGGGTTTCTGCTACCGATTTCTGATGGTGGCAAAGAAGACCACATCACCATATTCCAATCAAAGACTGACGCTGATGACGTTGACGGGGTTTTATGTATCCCAGTTGCTATGGTTCAAGACATGAAAGTCATGACCAAAAACATCCCAGGCTTAGCTCCAAGCAAGTAGACTAAACCTCGGATCGTTCGCCCGCCTTCATTGGGCTTGAACATCCCGCACACCTCCCCCTCCTTGGGTGTGCGATATATATCGGACAAACGGAAGGAAACAACTTGCACATAATCACAGCAAGCCTCATCGCCCTATCCACCCTCCTCGCAGGCACCGCCTTAGCGAGCCAACCAAACCCCACCCAAACCCACCCAGCCACCCAAACCCAACTACCCCGTGAACCGATGCCAACCGTCATCGAGATACTGCCTGCGGGAGTCCCCAAAGACAAGACGAAGCGATGCCCACAATGGGAACCCAAG